AGAAGGGAGACAGGCCGGCGGAACGGCTTCGCTGCGACCCGCTTGCCTTCGTACTTCGAGCCGCCGCCAGGCGTGTACCCGCCTTCGATCATGTGGGACAAGTAGTTGTAGTAGTGTTTTCGATTGATGTACTGGCGAGCTTGGAGCCCTGTTTTTGTGCGTAATGCTTGCACGCTGTAACTTCCACGCTGCGTGAGACTCTTACGTACGCTTCGGATCTTGCGGCCCTTGCCAGCTGCCGTCTTGCCAAACGTCTCGATACCGCGCCGGCCCTTGACGAACGCCCGAGCCTTCCGACCGAACGGGATGTTCCGTACGTTCTCAATCGTCTTATCACGCATCACATCGAACGCCACTGTCGCAGCGTTCTGCAACATGTTTATGCCCTTGAAGCCTTCGAGGCTTTCGAGATCCCGCAGCAACTTTCGAAGCGAAGGGGTCGACTTGGTAACCTCCTTAGGCAATCCTGCCTTGTTCTGTCCGACGTATCGTCTCATCGTTCCACCGCCACAACTGTGACCTCAAGGTCCCGCCGCAGCCCGTTCGGGTCGCGGATCTGCTCCACGTCGTAGAACACGCCCTGGTAGGCCACTCGCCAGTCGAAGCCGATCGACTCCGTGAACGGCATGCGGATCAGGGCCGACAGCTGCCCGGACTGGCGGATCTCGCCGGCGTCAGTCTTGCTGACCTTCTCGACCCGAAAGTCGACCATCGCGGTGAACTGGAGCGTGTACGTCACAGTCTCGGATCCGGCATCGTCTGCCGTCTCCGAGGCGCTGTAGAACTGCACAGGATGCGTTCCGCCTGAACTCACATGCCCCCCAGCTGGTGGTTTTGGATGATCGTTTGCAGCGAAACCGGGACGCTCGTCATCGTGAAATTCGAGACGCCTTCCCGATCGCGGTACAGGTGGTTTCCTAGATCAAACACGGCGCACTTCACAAGCGGCGTCACGTCGCCTGTGACGGACACAGACGCCCGGTACTCGCAGTGGGCGTCCCAGCTTCCGGAAGCCGTCAGACGGAACGCAGCGGCCCCCCAGCCGTTGGACAGATACCAGTCGCTGGTGACAGCCCCCTGGCTCACTCCGTCCTTGAACTTTGTCACGCTCGAAATCGTTGAATCTGGCCCGAATGGGATCTGCATCCCCGGCACGGTGATCGCGATCTCGACCGTGGTGGCTCGCGTGAACCAGTTCGTCATCGTTTCCCACAGCGTGACGCCGGCGTCCAGCGACCGCTGGAGCGCGGAGTTGTCATCGCTCCACGGAATGCGACAGTGATCACGGAACGCCGCGAGCTGGAAATTGTGCGCCGATTGGCTGGTGATCTTCATCGCGATCCCCGATCAAGCCAGGGCCGGGAGCCGAAGCCCCCGACCCCGGAGAAAGGTCAACCCATCAGGAAGCGGCGAGCTTCAGCCGGCTCGACGACTCAGGCCGCAGCCATCGACCGTCCGAACGGAACGACAGGTAGTACGACACCATGCCGTTCTCGGCGTTGTCGCCGAACGGGTCGACCTGTGAGGCCATGCCGATCCGGTCCGCGACGACGTAGGAACCACGCTCGAGGAGCAGAGCCTGATACGAACCGGCCGGAGTCGCGTCGGTCAACGCATCGGACACCAGCACGGGATAACCCAGCAGCGTGCCGAACGACGCCGAAGCCTGGGCAGTGCCGGTGGCCGCGGGCTGGAGAATCGGGCGACCGTTGCCGTCCAACAGCTTCATGATGCTGGTGAACATCGCCGGAGAAAGGATCCAGCTCTTGGCCATGCCCCAGTATGCCGCCGGCATCGCGTAGGCCGTAGCCACAAGGTCGGCGTACGTGACGTCGTCGGTGGTCGTGGAACCACTCGCACACGTGTGATCGGCAGGCGAGCTGGGCAACGCGGTGAAGTTGGTGGCGAGCAGTCCATCGACGTCAGTGGTCGACTGGGCCGCAGTGTTCGACATCATGCGACTCTCGAACCAGTTCGCCGTCGCTTCAGCCTGCTGCTTCAGAACTTCACCAACTGTGCCGCCTCGCGAATCCTCGAGCACCTCGTTGGTGATCTTGGTCCGAATGCGAGAAGCGTAGGAACGGATTCGAGCCTTGCTGAAGTCGGGATCGAATTCATCGGCCGGCTGGCCTTCTCCGGTGTAGCTCGTGACCGTCGCTCGAGCGCTCACCAGCGGAATCTCGACGTCGTTCGCGTAGGTGCGAATTTCGACGGCAGACCGAACGGCGCTGACGTCGCCAAGCATTCGCACCATCTCGTTCTGAAGATCGACAGGAAGCAGCGAAGCTGCGTTGCCGGTCGCACCGGTCGCAGTGCTGGCGAAGTCGATGAATCGTTCCTGCATGCCGCCGTTCTTGACTGCGGTGTTCAGGTTCCTGATGAACTGCTGCCGCGCATCCAGCTTCGGCTCGGTGATGGTCAAGGCGCTGCCGCTGCCCTTGAACTCGTAGCTGGGCGTCTCGATCGCGGCCTTGGCCGATGCCCGCACTTCTTCGGTCTTGATCTTCGCAGTGAGTTCTCGCACCTGCTTGTCAGCAGTCTCAAGTTCAGCAAGCTGTTCTGCCGTCAGATCACCCTCGACGCCAAGAAGGGCGTCGACACGTTCCCGGGCTTCAGTCTCGGAAGCCCGCAGTTGAACCAGGTCAGCCATTGGACTGTCCCCCGTAATGTGCCACCGCGCCCGGATAAGCGCCGGCGACGACCGCCGAGATCTCCGCGATGTGACCACGTGTCACCTCGCGCATGCTCGACTTCTTGCCATGTGTCCACCGATCTCCGTCCTCTTCGACGTAGAAACCGATTGACACGGATCCATTCAAATCACCACGCTCGAATGCCTCGCGAACATCTGCCCGACTTTCCGGCAGCTTCGCGGTGAACTCGAGGCCGTCAGGCGTCTCGCGGAAGGTCAGCGTGCCAGCGCCAACGCGAGCCAACGGGATACCCCGGTGATCGTGCTGCGTCAGCATCACCGTGTTCTCGTCGTACGTAAGTGCGCCGGGTCGGATCTTCTCACGGAACGACCTAGCCGCACCCGGGATCGGATGCGACAGCTCGTTGTAAGGCACAGCGATACCGCTCAGCGAATTATCCGAGGTCGTCGTAGTCGACCTCGTCGGCATCAGCCGCACTTCCAGCTTGCGCATCATCAGACCCCCCGGTCGTCGTCTGCATGTTGGGACCGACGTACATGTCATCGCCACCGTCGATCGGTGGCAGCCCCAGCTCTCGTCGCACTTCGTTCGGTGTCATCACGCCCAGCTGCACCGCTTCGCGATACGCCTGCATCGACTCGTTAAACGAGCCCCGCAGCAGCGCCGTCTTGTCGAACTTCACGCAGTAGTCCGGGCCGTACAGCTTCGAGCTGAGCTCAGCGCCCCAAGCGTCGGTGTAGGCCGCCAGCGAATCCGCGTACATCCGCGACTGCTCGGCGGTGTAGGCCGACCCCGACTCGCTGAACAAGACGTAAGGCGGAATGCCAAACACCCGCGCGACGTCTTCGATGGCGTTCTTCCGGCCGGCAATCCAGTCCTGGTCGACCAGACTGCGGCCGACCTGCTGCACCGTCGCGCCGTTCTGGGCGATGATCGGACGGAGCATGCCCTGTGCGCCGGTGTGGCTCGAAACAAATGCGTCCGCCATCTTCCGAACGCCGTCGGCCCCGACCGATTCCTGAGTCGTGATCGCAAGCTTGCCGACGCCTGGTGCCCTGTACCCTTCGAGGCCGGCCGTCTCGAGCAAGCTGGACATCGCCATCGTCCGAGCTGCGTCGACGCAGGGCGAGTCGCCCCACAGCTGCCGCACTGCTGACGGCATCCGCAGGTGGATGATGTCGGCCGGCGCTACGTCGCCATATTCGCTGGTCGTGTAGTAGTACCTGCCGTCAGCGGCCCGGTTCATCTGGACGTCGCTGTTGTTCAGCGGGATGAACTGGTCAAACGACGTGCCCCGCCGGCTGATCAGGGCGAACGAGTTCCCCCAGGTCAGGCACTGCGTGAACATCCACCGCTTGAAATCGGCTGACGTGTGGTACTCGCTGGCCTGCTCGGTCAACGCAATCACGATCGGATCGCGGCCGATGTCCGTCCACTCGTCGCCCTGGTACTGGAACGCCCGGATCGGCATTCGTGCCAGGTCGCTGCTGATCGCGGTGACAGCTCGACGCACCGCCGGCAGTCGCATCGCTCGAGGCGGGTACTGCGCGAACTGGGCGACGCTGTCGCTGTTCTGGTTCGGATAGCTGGGCCACCACGAGCCGTCCGCGCCAGCACCGCCGGCAGCGTTTACTCGAGGCCATCGAAATAATCGACGGATGTCCAAGTCGTTCCCCCCGGAACACGAATTTAGAACGCAATTTCAGACGGGTCCGCGTAGGCCCCGGGTCTTTCTGCGCCCTCTTTTTGCAGCACACCCCAACACATCACCGCACTGACGATCGGATCCACGATGCCTCGAGACTTGTGAGGCGACTTCGTAGGCCGATAATGCCCATTTATATTACCCTCGAGAGCCACATTTGCAAGCGCATACTCGGCGACTTTGCAAGGCTGAAGACACAAGATTTTCGATTTCGCTGCGTACTCGAGACCGTGGGTCGGCGGCCCCAGCATCACCATCGTCTGCGGGTACTTCCACATCGGCAGATCGGTCTCAGCGTTGTAGCCGTCCTCGAGATCGCCCCAGCCTTCCATGTTGACTTTCATGCCGCCCATCGCGTCGAACCCCACCCGCTTCAGGTTGGTTCGTTGCTTGAGCTCCCACAGCCGTTCATGAATCTGCGGGTACTGCACCTCGTGGTCGCAGACGGTGACGTGTGGGTACTCCCGCCAAGCGTTGAGATGCCGCTGGTAATCCCGTTTCCCCTCCCCTGGTGCCTGCTCGATCACCCAGTGATTCCACCGCATGCAGAACTTCTTGCCCTCCCACCAGCCGTAGGTCAGGCTCGAGACGTCGAACGACAGGCTTAGATCCAGAGCCGCGTACACCGGAACGTGTTCATCCGGGTACTCCGGCGGGTCGCCCTGGTTTTCCTCCCACAGTGGGCCGCCGATGAACTTCAGCCCGAGCGTGCTGAACCGACAGCACTGCATGCGTTCGAAGGTCTCTAGGTTCCCCTCGGCCTGATAGGTGGCGAGCTGCCGGTGATAGCTGTCCACCGGAATTGTGTGGCCAAGTGATGGGTTGGCTTTGAGCCACACCGCCGGCCCGCCGTCAATCATGTCGTCCTCTTCGTCCAGGCCAAAGAAGGCCGCGAAGCAGGACATGTCCCAATCCTCCTCTTCAAGGCTCGCTTCCCAGCTTCGGCGCTTTGTGTAGTAGGGCGAGTCGCGGCCGGCCTGTGCTGAGCCTGGTGTGGTCACCGAGATCATCAAGGCGTGAATGTTCTTCTCGAGGCCGCTGGTGATCTTGCTGAGCCAGTCCGACGTCTGCTCGCTCGACTCATCGACGAAGTAGACGACGCCCTTGAGGCCGTCCAGCGTCGTCACCTTCGCGGCCTTCGTGCCGATCACGCCTCGAGATTCCCGACACCGCAGCTCGAGCTTCGTCGTCACCCATCCAGACTCATCGCCGACGTCGGGATCGTTGCAGTCGCCCCAAGCATCCTCGGCGAAGGCCCGAGCCGACTGGTAGGCAACCTGGGCCTGCTGCACGGTGTTCGCGAGGATCCAGGTGGTCGACCGCTCGATCTGGCTCGCGAAGTACAGCAGCAGCGTTGACGCCGCGGTCGTCTTCCCTGCACCTCTCGCCACCTCGACCGCGATCTGCTTGTACCTGCGGTTCCCACAGGCCTTGCGTCGCCAGAACGCAGCACCGAAGCACCACGCCTGCCAGGGCAAAAGCTCGAACTTCGTGCCGCTGAGCTGGTGGCCGTCGTTGATGACCAGGTGGTCCAACATCGCCTCGTAGCCCAACCAATCGTCGTGATCGAAATAGATGTCGTCACGCTCGAGATCCGCCATCCACCGACGCGCCGCCTTCGTCACGTTCTCGTTCGCTACGATCTCGCCGGCGACGACGCCGCGCGGGAAGGCGTGCGGGTCGAATCTGGGCATGCCGGTCTCTGGTTCTGACTGCATTCTGGTGATTCCGGGGTGAAATAAGCCGGATGGGGCGGGCTCTTCTTCTC